AGGCCTTACATCACAAATCTTGCGATAAAGATCCGCGCGAGGAATAAACCTTGGCCATACCACAAGCACTGCGTCGAAAACTGATTGCTGCTGCTGGCGGCGGGGCGCTGATGATTGCCACCGTATTGCTCAGTGGCAGAACCGGTATTGAAGGGCGGGTTTATGAGCCTTATCTTGATGTGACTGGCGTCCTGACGGTTTGCGACGGGCATACCGGTGCCGATATTGTCATAGGTAAAAGGTACACTGACGCTGAGTGCGATCGCCTTATATGGACTGACCTGCAGCCAGTCAGGCGAACGGTTGATAACCTGGTAAGCGTGCCGCTAAACGAGTATCAACGGGCAGCACTTTACAGTTTTACCTATAACGTCGGTACTGAAGCCTTCTCAAAATCCACCCTTCTGAAAAAGCTCAATGCAGGCGACCAAAGCGGAGCGTGCGATGAATTACGCCGCTGGAAGTTAGCTGGCGGTAAAAAGTGGAAAGGGCTTATAAAACGCAGAGAGATTGAGCGTTCCCTATGCCTGGCGGGTGGTGCAGATGACCTTTAATTCCGGTGTACTTATCACCTCGTTTGCCTTAAGCAGCGTACTGGCGGCAGGCTCAATAGCCATTTATTACCGCAGCAATGCCATCATCTACCAGAGCGAGCGCGACAAAGCGACAGATGCACTTCAGTCAGCAAATGCAATGATAGATGACATGCAGGTACGCCAACGTGAGGTTGCTGCACTCGATGCCAAATATACTAGGGACTTAGCCGATGCTCAGGCGACTATTGACCAGCTGCACGATGATGTTGCTACTGGCAAGCGCCGGTTGCAGCTCAACGTCAAACGTTACAGGGCAAAAGCCACCGGCACCTCCTGCGTGGATGATGCTGCCAGCCCCCGATCTGATGACACCCTTGAACGCAATTATTTCACTCTCAGACGTCGAATCGAAGTTGCCGGAAAGCAAATAGCCGGCTTGCAGCAGTACATAAACGAGCAATGCTTAAAATGATATCTTGAGTTAACATCACCCTAACATGAGGGTGCCCAATGAACTTAAAGCCAAGATTCGAAGATTACTCGGAAGCAGAATTTACTCAGTTGGTCAGTGAGATTTGCAACGCTGAGGGCAATGAAGCGTACCAAGATGAGTTGTTGGATAACTTCATTGCGGTGGCGGAGCACCCGGAAGGCTCCGACCTGATTTATTATGACGACGATGATGATCTCACTCCGGAGAAAATCGTTGCAACCGTCAGGGCATGGCGTAAGAGCGAAGGGTTAGCCGACTTTAAGAGCTGAGCACATCAAGGCGCATTTACGAGTGCGCCTGATGATGAATATCTTCGACAAGGGATAGGGTTAGCTACGCTGTGAAGCGCTGCGACATCGGTTTATACTCCAATGAAATACAAACATTGGTGGTAAGATGGCAGATTTAAAGCGCTTTATCGTTTTTGCTTACGATGATTATGAGCGTGGTGGTGGATGTAATGACATTCACTGCGTGACTACGACTTTCGAGGAAGCAGAACAGGCCGCATACAGTGACGAAGCGAGAAATAACAACGATACTGTAGAGATTTAAGACATACAGAAAGAGAAAGCTGTATGCTCATTTTATCGCACCGTCCAAGGTGAATGAGTTAGAGACGAATAACCCTGTAACACATTCACTGATAATCAAGCCGCCTCCGTGCGGTTTTTTTATTGGAGCCAATATGACAGACACCTACCGCATCACAGTTGTAACAAAGTCAGGTGAAACTCACATCGGCCTGATGAAAAGTTCGCTACCTAAAATAGTAAACTGAATCATTTGTGTTGCTGAGGTGCTAAGGAAGATGGCGCTTGGATTAATCTCGCGCCGGAAGATTTGCTTAAGATGAAGTACGTGCCAGTGCAATCTGAATAAGATCCCAGCGATTTAGATAATTATCGTCGTCTGATTTAGATATTTTGAAAAGCGGCACCTGATGATGCCATGTCGATAAAGCATCTACGTCGTGGCTCGGAACAACATATATCGTAGGGGCTGTTGTGTTGTTAATATCCTCAGACATGTTACAGAAGACATAAAACAAGTCAGGGGAAACTATTGGTCTGTGGTTGCCAACAGTCCATTGCCTTGGAGCAGACCTGGCCCAAGAACCTTTAACCTGAATGCTTATGCTCTTAGAACCGTCAATGGTCGCGATTATATCTACTCTACTTGTACCGCTGGTTGTTAAAGCTGCGCTTATACCAAGGCGAGATAACATGTAGGCAACATAGTATTCACCAGCATCACCGGCATTTTTTGCTGTGCGTTTAACAATCGCTGACATAATTATTCCTTGGGAAAAAAAGTTACCGACAATTTAGCTTGGATATTAATTGATCTGCTATCAAATCAACTCTCCTTCCAATGTATCCGGTAGGTCAGGCTCAAAAGTGGCAGCAGGTTCGACACTTTGGTCAATGACTGTAGGGCCATATTGCTCAGCCAAGAAGCGCTCTCTGTAAAGATAATATGCAGCTTCACATACATTTGAAGTGAAATAAGCATTAAATCCGCCGCCCACCACCGCGCCAGCTACAGGTATGATTTGAGCCAGTTTTGCTTTGGTAATCTTGACTCCCAAGCTGCTGGCTATTTGCTGAATAATTTTTACGAATGCATGTTGCTCAAGTTGCTTCCAGGTTTGTTTTTTGGCGACTTGTTGTGAGATTTTTACAAGTTGAGCCATCGCCACATTTTTGGATGCTTCTGCAGGCGATGAAGAAAGCGCAAGAATGTTAAAAGCAAAAAGTCTTTCCTCTTGCCTTTCAATGTCAAATCCATAATAGGTTGCATATTCACCAATGGCTCGAAGGTTTAGAGCAATTAGCGTCGGGATATCAATTGCAATTCCAGCTATACCTGCAGCACCGGCACCAGCACCTTCAGCAAGAGCTAAGCTTTTATACTTCGCAGCAAGCCAGCCGACAGTCTTGTCAGCATCTTCCAGCGATAATCCGGAGACGTCTTTTAGAGATTTGACGTGCACGTGTCCATCTGAGCGATATTCCTCAAGGATAGCTTCTGGCCTGACAGACCATTGTGCCGCATCATTGCAAACACTGATAAGCCCTTTAACCGCTTTCTGGATTGCTTCACCCACTAGAGGTGTTGAAAGAACTGCATTACCGGCGGCATTCAAAGGTTCATTAATTACCTTCAGAGCCTTATCAAACCATCCAATCTGTGGGTTTTTCCATTGATGAATCTCTTTAAGTGCCTTCTGATCATACGCCGTAATTTTCATAGCAATCCCTGAGTTGTCCGCATGTTTGTAAAGCAGAATGTATTAACGCCTTGAATGAATATTTATCGGAAGAGATTGCAGATTATTTACTACTAAATTTAGTGGTAGCCCCCTCGTTCGATTCGAGTCAGTTTCTGCAAAGAGCGAGGCGATTATCTGAGGTTTGAATTGAAGACCTTAACTCCTAAACAAGAAATGTTTTGTCGTGAGTACCTAGTTGATCTAAACGCTTCACAGGCCGCCATTCGGGCAGGATACAGCCAGAAAACAGCAAGCCGCATGGGTTCTGAAAACCTCTCTAAACCTGATATTGCGAAGCGCATCATAGAACTTAAAACAGCCCGAAACGAAAGGGTTGAGATAAATGCAGATTACGTACTGCAGCGGTTGGTTCAGATCGATGAAATGGACGTACTCGACATCCTGAAAGACGACGGTGGCCTTAAACTTCTTCATGAGTGGCCAAAAGTCTGGCGCACGACACTGAGTGGCCTGGATGTGCTGACGACAGTCACTAACTTCGACGAAACCACCACTGAAAACATACTCAAAAAAATCAAGTGGCCGGATAAAGTGAAGAACTTGGAATTGCTGGGTAAGCACATTGCAGTGCAGGCCTTCAGAGAGCAGGCCACGCATGCGCTGACGGGCAAGGATGGAGGTCCCGTTGAAGTTAAACTGCTCTCCCGCGAGGAATACCGGCAGGCTCGCCGGGAAATGCTAGAGGATGACGACTGCTGACTATAAGACTGCTGCACGACGTATAGAGTGTGAAGAGGACGGGATGTACTTCGCCCGCTACTTCTTCAGGCAGCGCACCGGCAGCAGAATGATTGTGGCGCCACATCATCAGGTCATACAGCAGACGCTGGACCGCGTGATTGATGGTGACATCCAGCGACTAATCATCAACGTTCCACCGGGCTACACCAAGACCGAACTGGCCACCATCAACATGATGGGCCGGGGGCTGGCGATGAACCGGCGCGCGCGCTTCATGCATCTTTCCTATTCCCACAACCTGGCGTTACTGAACTCCTCTACCACGCGCAGCATCGTGAAGTCGGCAGCCTATCAGGCCATGTGGCCTATGGCACTTCGTGATGATGCGGACAGTAAAGCCATGTGGTGGACCGAATACGGCGGCGGGGTGTATGCCTCGTCAGCTGCGGGTCAGGTTACCGGCTTTCGTGCCGGGCACATGGAGCCAGGCTGGCAGGGCGCGCTCATTATTGATGACGCAGTAAAGCCTGACGATGCCTACAGCGAAATCATCCGCGACGGGGTGAATACCCGCTTCAACGAAACCATCCGCTCTCGTCTGAC